TCATCTACCAGCTTAAGTAATTGAGCAATCTTATCTCTTTGTACATTAAGCTTACGAAATAAAACACTTAACTTTCTACCCGATGCATTACAAACCCAGCAATGCCAATATTGAGTAACAAGATTGACTTCTAACTTTTTTTTCTGCGTGCTACAAAATGGACAACAATATGCAATGTTATCATTTGTATTAGTCTTACCTTTACCTAAGACAGAATCTAACAAAGAAATAAGTGAGTACTTACTCATTAATTATTAATTATATTAATATTATTAATTAGCATTGTCATACTAACAATGTTTTATTCAATAACTTTCATAAAAATTTATATACATGAATTTATAAACAAAATCTCATAAGATCAAGAGATTAGCCAACTTTCTGGAATCTTTTTTTCTGCCCATAAGATTCCATGCTTATCACAAAAGTCTGCATATGATGTTTTTGAACCTTTACGTATTTTAGTTTTTGCACTCTGAAAGATAATACGTATGTCTAGTTCCGGATGTTGTTCTTTAACTAGTAAATGTTTTTTACGGTCTTCTGTCATCCATCGACCTTTCGTCTCAATTAATATACCATTTGGTAATGTAAAATCTACTGTATACTTTGATTGACGTTCTGGTATAGTATACTTAACAACCGTTTGTTCGTATTTAGGATCGATTTCTAATTGTTCTAACTGTTCTGATATTTTATGTTCAAACCCTGATCGGTAACCGTATTTAATCGCGTTTGCCCGAATATTTGACTTTGAATGCCATGCCATAACTTTTTCCTTTTATATAAATATGTTGATTAGTAATCCCAACGAATAATAATGTTTGTCGGAACGTCATCACGTTTTTGTACTGCTTGAGCTAATTTACCAATGACTAACAATTGCCCTTCTGGATTATATAAGCCTACGGTTGTAATATATGGTAACATACTACCCGATAAAAATCCAGTTAATCTAAATTCCCCAGGTTCATTATAACGTTCGGCTCCATTATTAGGTCCAGCTGTATTACAATTATTATCAATACCGCTACCGCGGCGGAAAGTTGCTGATGGATTTACACTTACATTCATAGTATCTGCAGGTATACGTACCATTACTTCATTTTCATAAATAGTACGTTGTCCGCGATATGATAGATTCCATTGTTGATTAAATAAACCCGATCCGGAATTATATTTAGGCATTGGCGATGTGACAACAACTTGTTCATTACGATAAAATACGTTACCAGCTACATTAGTTTGATATAAAGAGCCTGATAAAAAATTTCGATTTGCTAATGATTGAATACCTATGTTTGATACTGTATAATCATAAAAACGTATTTCAGCGATGTTACCTTTATATCCATGTTTAAAATTAGTATCTGTAGCTCCTATCATTATATCAGCCGCATTAACCGATGCATATTTTGGTAATGGAGCAGCAACTCCAGAGCTAATACCGTTACGGTATATTGAAACGAGATCTCCGTCATAAACAATAGCATAATGTTGCCATTCAGAACCAGATATTGGAGCACGTACTTCAGTACTGCTTATACCGTCGCTCGATCTAAACATTACAGCGGGCGCACTTGCCAGCGCGTCGACATAACTTGCTGATACATATCCAGATTCTACATAAAAGACGTCAAGAGCAGTACCTACAGATATTTCCATCGGAGTTTTATAATTAGTCCAATCGCCAGTAAACGGATTCGGCCTATCGTATACAGTATCTGCATATCCTAATACCGTGCCAGTATTTGTAGTATTCGGTATAGGCTGCAATTCTCGTACAACAGATCCTTTTGATATAATTGTTCCTGCACTACTAGTTGCAGCTGATAATGAAGCAGAGTCAGGATACAACCAAAATGAAATAGTCCATCTATCACAGTGATTAAAACGATTATATATTTTATCGTTCGATAATCGTATATAACTTTGTCCGTCAAAGTATCCAGATAATCCAGAATTATGTATATCTGAAACTCCGTTAATTAATGTAACCCCTTGTTGTATATCAACATTTTTAACAGTACTGTTAATAGTTTTACGTTGTAACGTATATTCTAATTTACCATCCGATATCAATCCAAAATTTGAATTAAATCTACGAAATGCATTATTAAACGTATAATACATTTGACAATAGCTAGAAGATGCAAACGAAGCTGTTAATATTAACGGGTCACGTAAACTACCATAACCATCGTCGATCAAATTAATATACTGTCCAGAGACAGTTGCTTCAAGAAAGACAGAATTTGGTTTTATACGTTCGCCGGCATCTAAATATGGTATAGCCAACGTCGATGCTGAGTAAAATAAAAATTTATAGTTTGTTCTAGGATTCGTCAATTCGCTAGAACGAGCCCAGTCATATGGATATCGATAAAATCTATGATCTAAACTACGCCACTCAATATTTTGATCAGACCCGTCAGTATTTAATAAAAACGTTGAAGTCGGATCACTTGTATTGATTAAATTAGTATTATGTAATGCAGTACGTGCATAGTACGACGAGCCTGTATTTGCTGGATTGCAATTCGACGCTGTAACGTTACTTACATAGTAATGTTTGTAAACATGGAACGGTCGTACATGGACATCATTTGCCCGAACTGGTCTAAATACAGATGGCGTAGCTGACATATCATCGTTTTATTAGAAATCTAATTTAACTTTAATTAAAGCTTCTCTAGTAAACGATTTTAATATTGGCTTACTAAGCTTAGCTACAGCTAATAATTCTCTACTATTATTATATAAACCTACGGTTGTAATATATACTTGTGGATCGTTAACAAATGTTGAATATCTCATATCACCGTATGACCCGGAAGTAAATGAAGGGTTATTAGAATAATTATATTCTGCATTTTTTACACGAACGAAGTAATAAGTTGATTTAATTTCTTCTGCAGAACGAGCCTGTATACCATATGTATATGCAGTAGCACCATCATCTAAAGGAGCAGATCCTGATATAGATGTAAATAATTTTATTGCATTATCACCTTGCACTTGCGACCCAGATACTGTACCAAATGATGCCGATTGATCCAATTTAGTACCATCCAATACAACAACGCCATGGTCTGGATAAAATAATCCGTAATAATGAGGAGCTGCAGAATTATAAATACTAGTACCGCCATCAATAGTTCCAGAAACAATACTATAACGTTTTCCCGACTCGCCCACTGTTGCTGCAGTAGTAGATGAATTATCAATCAACCGTAATACTCTACCAGTACCATCCAACGTTACATTCGAACCTGTATGTGCATTATTAAGAGGAAACTGTGATCCAGATAAAAATGCTAAATTAATTTCAATATTTCCTGGATCTATACGCTCTCTCCAACGTGCACGATTAAAATTTAGTACGTATATACTATCCGTATCTCGGCCGTTAATCGAAAATTTAGTATCGTTAGGTTCTAATAACAATTGTGCATACTGAGCATAAATAGCACGTGATGGAGTATCATTATTTAAATTGCCCGTTAAATCAACAGATCCAGATCCAGCAAAGTGTCCATATGCAATAGAAAATTGAGGTTCTGTACCAGGACCGCCGCAATTGCAATCCGCAGTATAAATTTCTCTGTAATATGTATTTTGAATAGCTGTTTCTGTAGAAGAAGTATAAAAATACTGCATACTTCCCGAATTACAAGAAAACAATCCTTTAGTAACAGTATCAACATTGTTAGGTAGAATATCATCGTCTGGATTAAACATTGTCCAAATTCTACCTCCACGTGGCGGGCGCATTTGTGGACGCATTGCCGAAGTTCCAAATGGCTGCGCTACAGTACCAGCGGTATTAGTACCTCCACCAAAACCAGTTACTCCTCCGGGACGTCCTAAACTTACCCAGATAGCTAATAAATTTTGTAGTGCAGCATCGAATGCAGGAATTGCATTTCCGTTAATTGTTTGGTTATTAAAATTAACTCCTTGAGTCGTTGTTGCCCAATCTATAAATCCTTGCGGATATTGTGATGTTAATGCCATATTATTCTATGTTTTATATTGTAGTTACTTTAAAATTGTCAATCAATTAATTACCCACCGCCTAATGCTGTTGGTGCTGGTTGAGGCATATTATTTAATGCTATTGGATTGATATTAATAGTGATCGTAACACGACCGCCTGTCTCATTTCCAATGATTAGTATTGTAGTCGATGTAGGTAATAACAAATTAGCAGCAGTAAATGTAAATGTACGACCTACAACTGTAACACTTTGTGCTGCCTCATTATCACCAATAAATTGAGGAATGGTAGGCCCCATTTGTATTTGTGCGGTTTGTGTTGCTACAATTGTACCTGCTTCAGAACTAGCTAAAATTGCTGTATATCCGTATTGAGAATTACCACCACTAAAATTAATAGTTTGAGGTGCTATGGTAAAGTCCTGGCCGGGTTCTAATGTTACAGATGTAGTAGCAACAGATATTACTGGAATTCTAACAGTACCGCGCGGTAACGTCACTAACTTATATTTCATCATCAATGTTTCATCTGGTAATGCTTCTACAATTGGCATATTTTCAATAGCAGCGCCGTAATAAGCAGTACCTAACGGATGTTCTGTATTATATAATCCGTAATCAATCTCATCATCTGCTAATGCAAATTGTGTAATTACAAATTCGTTTTGTCCGCGGGCTAACAATTCTCTTCCTTTTTTAGTAAGAATCGCATCTACCGTAATCGAACTATTATCTAAATATCCCATAAAATTCCTTATTTTTTAATAAATATGTATATCATTAAAATTATCTAATAATTAAGTTACCTGGCTGTAAATTACCTGGTCCAGGCCCTGTATTTCCACCAGCCGGACCAGCCGTACCTGTATTACCACCAACTGTAATTGAGCCTGGAGTTAAAGAATATATCAATTGATTTGGATTTGTAATCCATACTGTCACTACCGGACCATATCCTATACCACCTAACGGAACTGATACATTTATATCAGGCGCAGTTATACGGCATCCGTCATGATATAAATTTTCTATTTGTGTATTAAAATCATCATGATAACAAGCTTCTTCTATACTAGAACTATAATACAATCCTAATGATTGACTTAAGTAATGATCGGCATTTCTTTGTTCGCGGCTTTTTGATGTATCACTTCCGGAATAATACAAAATATCTTTTTTATAGATATAACTTGTTCGACAATCATCAATAAAAGGAAATATTCCAGTATGACAAACCTCACTTACAGTACGTGTAGTTACTACATTGTCAATTCCGGGTATGAAGTCAGCACCCCCGGTATTTAAATTATTAAATTTAATTGCTACATACAAGTCGTTATATGCATTAACTAATACATTACGGAAAATAAATTCTGATGTTTGATATGACGTTCCACTATAGTTTAAAATACGTGTTTCATCATCTAATACTACGCGTACATTATCTTCATCGATTGTTAGTAATTGTACTGTACAAGAGCCTGTACCCGATGAATTTGCATCTCGGGATGTGAATTGTACTTTAAAGTCATATTCTACATCATGTTGTGTATTCAAATAATATCGTAGTAATAAATCATCTGTTGTTTCACTTGGCGTAATTGTATTAGTTGCTTCGCCGCTGCCAGATGTTACTACACAACTATATAATGTTCCTTGTGACGCGCTCCATGCTAATGTATCATTACGGTTTACACTATTAACTGAATAAAGTGATGCTGTACTAGAAGGACGTTCGTCTACAGGTGGTGTATAAATAGTACAATAATCTGATTCAATACCGTACACTATATTTGCTAAATGTTCAGTAATAAAATCTGCACTCGACGACAATGGACGTTCAATTGTACCTACAGTTTCATTTATGTTATCAGACTCAACAACTAACGGCCTATCAATTACTGCATTATACTCCGGAAAATAATCAGCGCTACTGGTTGGTCTTGAACCTTGTAGTAAAACATCTATATTGTTTTCACGTGCATTTGACATACCCTTATATAAAGGTACTTTAACACGTTCTAATGCATGTGGCTCGATTAATAATCCATATACATAATCAGCTCTTTCTGGTATTAATTGTTTTATTTGTTCAAATAACGAAAAATCAAATTGACTAAAAATACGTATATAAGCGTTTAGATCATTTCTATCAGAAAACTTTTTCCAATAATATTTAGCAAAAGTACGTAAATCCGGATAATCATATTCAAACTCATCATCTGGGTCACCTATAAAATCATCTATCTCTACACGGCCTATATGATTAAAAATATCTTTATTAATCTGATCCGCCATACTATAAAACATTCCTAGTTTATTAGAGTCTACTGGAAATAAATCGTAACGAGAACGTTCTCCGTTAGCTATTGGAGATAAATTATATACTAACTCATTATCGTCAAAACGTATTTTTTGTGAATAGTAATTATTACCGCCTAAAGACGTACCTGGTATGTAATACGTTTCTTCTACAACATTAAAATTGCCACGTTGTAAATTGGCAGGTGTCTGAAATCCGCGAACACTGCCAGTAATTTCAAACGGTAATGCTTCACTGCCAAAATTGGACACGCCACGGAATGGATGACTACTAGAAATAATTGAAATGGCTGCTGTGCTTAAATCGTAAGCTTTAGTTTCAGTGCCTAATGTAAAATGACGTATTAACGTATCGAAACTACTACTAGGCGAAATACTAGAAACGTAACTGGTAGGATTAATAGTATGGTCATTAAATGCAGTATCATTAACCGTTTCTAACCAAGCGCGATATTCTTGAAGATTACCTTTATACATGGTAGGTATACTACCTAATCCTAAAGATGTAGATACATATGCATCTAATCCGTAAATATCGTTATTATTTGTAGAACCGCTGTTCCCGCCAATTAATATATTATAAGATGCGGTAGGACTACACCAAAATTGATAATGGCTACCGCTAGTAGCCGTAACAGTTGAAGCAGATACCGCATGTACAACTTTAGCATTAACAAAATCAGATTTCTTTTGTACTTTAATTTGATATGAAGTATCTGTATTTGAACCTGAATTCAAATGATAGCCGGATGTATTATAGTTTAATCTAAAATTCCACCAATCGCCGTCATATATAGGAGTCCATGGAGTTGTTGCATGTAACGGATCTATAACATAAGTTGAACCGCCATCGGGCATTATAAAATGTACACGTCCATAATTTCCAGATCCGGAATAAGATGCTGTATGTTCTAATATAACATGCCATAAACTTTCGCCATTGGCACTTAAACTACTAACATAAAACGGATCTACATATTCATCATCGACATAAATAGAAGCAGCTACATCTTTAGCATATGACATTAACAACATGGATTGAGTAACGCTAGGTTTAAAGCGTATTTCATGCGTTATGATAGGAATAATCCCACGTTCAATACCCCATGGGGTTCCTATACTAGAAGAAACATGATGCATATGTGCATATATTTGGCTTTCTCCTGTTAATCTAACAGCATATGCAAATCGGTCTTCAATTAATGAAGGTTGGTCATTTGTAGCTGCCGGGCCGCCATATTCTCGTATAGATAATAATGTCTGAGGAATACCATATGCATTCATCAAAGCTTTAATACTACGACTAGTACCTTTTGTTTTTAATAAGTAAGGCAAATTGTTTACAATACGACGCCATACTTCAGTGCTAATATCTTCATTTGACTTACTAAATAAACTACCAGTACTCTGATATGTACCATCATAGTTAGTACCTAACTTATATTTCCATAATGCAGTAGCTTGATTGCCGTTAGATAATTTCCATCCTAAACTTTCCGCTATATGATATAACGTTTCACGGCTACGTCCTAATTTAGGATTTTCTTCAGGACGATATGTATCGGATAAAGCTTTAACATATGTATACAATATATCAAAATGATGGCCAATCATATTAATGAATAATTCATATTCACTATTATTGGCATCGTTACGTATATGTTCTGGTATTGTTTTTACTAATGCATTGTTATTTTGTTCGTCATATAACGACGCGGTTGCAGAAAATCCATTATACCATGATGTAGATATTGAATCTGTAGTATCGTATAAATAATACTTGCTTCCAGATAAATATTTAGGCCATGGTGTTAATGCATAACCATCAGCTCCAATAAAACTTCCTGATATACCATGCGTTGTTAAACTAGCAGTAGGCTCAGAATACAACCAACGTTCAAATCCGTCAAACCCCCCGATAACATTATCTTTGCGTTCTGTTGTTAATGCAATGTTATTTTGAAGTGCCGTATCATCAGTGCCTAATGCTACATTGTTTAACGTATTTAATTGATCGTCATAATATTCAATTAATTCTAACTTATACTTAAAATTAGCTAATCTTTCATATGCCGAAGAATAGAATACAAAGTTTTCAAATGCAGTATAATCAACATTTAAATGTACACCACCTAACGATCCAGAAAAATATTTATCAATAATCTGTTGTGATGTTGATAAATTAGACCCTAACAACGAATTCCAGTTTTGAAAGTCTGTTTCGGTTGTTGTAGCTAAATCGTCAGCATATTCAAAGTTAGGACCGCGTAATATATTTACTACACGATCATCTGCTACTGTAGTTACATTAACATTATCTGTAATTGAGTCTGATAACGATTCTATAATCCATAATGTATCTGATATGACAATATCAGTAGGCAATGGCTGATATAATCTAAATGCAATAGTATTATTTTCTAATGTATTTGATTCTGAATAGTTACGTTGATTAATTACTTTTACTAATCTATCTTTACCAAAATTTAAAAATATATCTTTGTCAAATACCGAATCATTAGCTGTTAAGTATGCAGGAATTGCATTGCCGTTAACAGCTAATCGTGCCGGATCTAATGGTACTAAACGTACGATTATTTCACGGCGATCTGCGGATATTTCTTTTATTTGTATTAAAGGATCAATTTCAGATCCTAATAAATTACGATATATATTTGATACTACTTCATAGTAACCGCGTTCAATGTCAATGTTATTAAAAAACGCAGCATAGTCAACAGAAATTTTATCTCTATCAAAATCAAATGCCGTTGTAACGCCGCCAGTGATATACATTCCACCCGGCGAATATAAATGTAATTCGACGACAGGTCTTTCTTGTGTTAGTACGGTTTGTGTACTAAGTTGTAATTGTTCAACGTCTTCTTGCTTCCAAGTTATACCACGTACAAATCCTTTTGTTGATAGTATATAATCTTTATTTGAAAATCTTTCTAACATATCTTAACTTTGCGGTAAATAGTCATCAAAAGTCTTACCTGGTAAATATTTGTTTATAACTGCTATAGAAGCTTCGGGCCATTGTATTCCACGTGTATTATTTATTCCTACGCGTTCATATACTATCCTACGTGCATATTGAATAGCATCATAATATTTTTGCATTTGTACAATAGCCACTGAATCCATTTGTGTTTTAGCGTCTTGTATTATAGGTATAATCGTACTTATATAACTATCTAACACGCCGTCAATTGTCTGTAAATCTGCTAGTAATAATTGAAATTCTTCAATACCTTCAGCCAAATTGATTCTACTTTCTATTTCGTTTATCGCGGGCGATAATGCTGTGATCGATTGACGTAACGCAATCAAAGCCTCATCTGCTAAAGTAGAATTTATTTCTAATTGAGATATTGTAGCAGCTAATTCATTTAATATCATTGCATTTGTATACGAGCCGTTCATTAATGTTCTTAGTCTATCACTACCGCCTCCACCCGGGCCATTATATATGTATTTGTTTCTTGGCAAGTCATACTTATCATCTAAAGCTTCGCCCATTATAACCTGCAATCCAAAATATAAAGCTACAGCTGAAGCTACAACAGCAACACCGACTCCAGTAGCAGTTAGTGCAGCACTAGCTCCTAATCCAGTAGAAAACACTACCGGCACTGTTGTTGTTACTGATGTAAGTATTATAGGAGCGGTTACTAATACTGGCACTGTTGTTGTAACAGCTACTGCACCGACAGCCGTACCGGCAACTGCTGCACTAACACCTGCAGCTGTTCCTATAGCTCCGACCGCCGCTCCGCCGGCCGCTAACCCTGTCGAGTCACCTAAACTAAGATTACGTAGTCTATCCTGTTCAACTGTTTTACCCCATTTAGAAATGTTAACAATATTCATTTCCTCATTACCATCAAACTTTCGTAGAATATTATTATTTTTTTCTAAAAGACGTAAGAAGCTAGCCTGATCATCTAGAGCTTTTAGTTCGCCGTTATTTTTTCTTTTTACAAATTTCCATTTATCGCCATTAGGCGCATTCATTACTTTAAAAATATCCCCAGACTCTCCATATATGTTAAAGAAATATTGTGTAAAATTGCCCGGTATTGAATTAGCTATATTAGAAATATTTGTAAGTTTTGTGGCGATCGATTGCCACAAAGTTAATAATTGTGGACGTATAGCATCAATTTCAAACTGATTGATTAATTGTTCTTGCAACAATACTAATCTAGAAAACGGATAATATGCTATACTTCCTTTAGGCTCGTATGGATTCAAATAATATACATCGAACATTTTACTACCGTTGCTCCAGTAGTCTAAATATTCTTGATAATCTAATAAATCAACATCATCTACGTCATAGATATGCGGAAAATCATTCCATATTGGAGCAAACTCAGTGCCAAAATAATTAATAACAGTTATACCACGCTGATTCACTAATATATTAATTAATCCATTAGTTCCTAACAAAGGATTACCGCCAGAACCTGGGTCGTCAAAATCTGATATATCAAAGTTATTGATTGTAGCATATAATTTTAACACGTTAGGATCGGTTACTTGTTTCCAATAGCCATGTATCATCATACGTAAACCGAATTGATAACTATCAGCTACATTAGTACCGTCGCCTAATTCTCCACTAGCATATGGAGATGGCCAATTTAAAATAATTAATTTACCCTCAAAACGTTCACGTAATTTTTCTTTATAAGTTTGTTGTTGAAAAGTAGTATCAAAGAAAGTATCTGTCGGATCTTCTGCCACATACACATCGGGTTGACTAGATGTTGTTCCAGTATATCCTAATGGTTTAATATAATCACCCGGATCACGTGTAAACGGCAATGTTGGACGATATCCGCTTTTATATCTAATTAACGAAGTCCATTCGTTACTACGATTTAATAAAGTACGAAATTGAAATTCTTCAACCGGATCCGGTGTATACGTAACGGTCTGATCTCCCGCAAAAACACCATCCAATGTAAAATCATACTCGTTCATTTCTTGTAACGTAGCTTCTTTTATATCCGAATATGATTTGCCGTTTTCGACTAACATTACTTCCAATGTTTTATAGTTGGGAATTGGATATGCTTTTGAGTCGCGTATAAAAAAGACACAAAATGTATTCTTAATTACATCATCGGTTAATTGGCCTGATGCTATTCTAGATTCGATTGTCGAAGGCCCGTATAAGATATATGTAGCATGAAAATCTATAGGAGTATTAATTTCAAACGCTGTCTTAAACTCACCAGTGACCCCAGGAGCACGTAACTCAGTTACGAGATCTGGTCCGAAGTAGTTCCATTCATCATCTAGTAATTCGTCTATACGATCCTCAGTTACATTTGGAAATACTTTTTCTAATTTATATTTGGCATATGTATTAGGTATTTGTACATTGACCGACAATATATTCATCCCATCGCGTTGTAATTCGTTTAATGGATTGTTTTGATTAGTAGGTGAAATCCAATATGGCCTACCAAAAGCGTCGTATCGTACATTAGCAATCTGCTCATCCGTATATACACCTGTCGGTTGAGGATATTCTTCGTATGTATTACGTCTATTAGTGTAACGATTATCGTATATATTATTATTTGTTGTTGGCATTATCTAACTACTTTAAAATAATATCCATTATCATGTATCTGAGTATCACCTGTGCTATGTTCTGCCTTTAATACTATTTTATAAAATCGTTCTGGCATAAATGTACTAAAAGCTATTTTAAAATAATTTCCGTTAGTATCACAACTTATTTGAGTAGCAGTGGTATCAAATGGAATTATTGTTTCATCCGTAACCGAATCTTTAATTGAATAATAACTAGTAGCCGGCAATCTAAAATTATTTAGGTAATGTGAATTTGTTGAAATATAACTAGCCGTTGGATATTCTGGTCGAACCCCTACTCTAAATAAAGTAACATCGGCGTCTCTATACGAGTCACGCAAATTCTTAAAATATGGTACATATGTTTCATTTACAGAAATCTCTGTAACAGATCCAGTACCTGATAAATTTGTATCATTCCATGCAACTTCTAATCTCGGAACAAAAATAGTATTTGTTTCTCGAGAAAAGAATTTTAAACTACCTAAAATATCACCAGATGTTTCATCCGTATAAGATCGTTTAACAATGAATCCATAATTAGGTATAACATTTGTAGTCCATTTATTTACAATATCCGTAACATCCATACGAACATCTGGCGATTGAAAACTAAACGACTGACTAGCTTCATATCCTGAGCCCGTAATCCATGTTCCGCCTCCTTGGCTAATAGTTGCGCCTGGTTCTCCAGCGCTCGGGGCCGATCCAGTATTCCATGCGGTAGCTAAATCATAATCATCACGATAATACCAAGAAGCTCCATTACGTATTTCTGGGAAGTCGCTGTAATTACCGTTTCCGTTAACCCATGATTGTGACACTGGAAAAGCTTTTAATGTATATGATAACGGCAAATCCGTAGAATCTACGGCATGCAAATTAAGATATACAGATGCAGATCCGGCAGCTTTTCCAATCGGAGGAATAGTACCATTTGCTATAGCGGTTGCCAATGTAGATATCTGCGAACTAAAGTCGATTAATATACGACTGTTATAAGTATTGGCTTGAATTTCGCCATTTAATTTAGACCCAGATGCAATTTTTGTTAGTTCTAAAACCGCATCTATTCCCGTATTACGGTTAGGAAACCGTTCGTATATTGTAGTATCTTTATCGACAAAATATAGTTGATACATAGTACACTTCCTTATATGCTAATGGCTCTACCTACAATATCTGTATCCGGATATTTGATCTCAAAAATACATGGATCTAAACTAGGATATACAATATTATTACGTGTTGCTAAATTAATGTTATATACATTACCAGAATAACCAGCATTTGTATCATAAAGATTATGTATCTCTAATCTAGGTATACTTTGTACGCCTTCTAATCTATCTAAATCACTTACAACATTAGAAATATTGATAGATCCGTTAATTTGCATTCTATCATTATTAAACATTGTCTTTAAACGATTGATACATGTTAATATTACTTCGTTACTATTATAATTAGGTTGAGGTATAACATCAAATTCAATACCAATGTTTATGATATGTGCAGTTTTTATATTAATACCGTCAGTTAACATTCTATAATTTGAAAGATATGTACGTAAATTTTCTTGTAATGCTGTATTAGGGGATACAAAGTTTTTATTTGCATTGTATGCTAATACATATACATTTAAAGCTAACGGATTAGGAATAGTTTCACGTGGATATGTAATATCATACGCATTGACTTGCTGATCAGCTACTACATATGCTTTAGCCACTGAACCATATTTTACTGGCATTGAATAACAACGTACGATATAATCCTCTCTTGTAATTGCTCTGTTTTGTGCAGCAAAACTTGCCATGGCATTTTGTCGTATACTTTCAAGTTCATCACGTTGTTTACCACCAATAGCCGGACCAGCGTTATTTACTGCAACAGATGTTTTAACAAATGTAAGATCTACGTTAAATGGATTTGTAGTATATTCAATTGAATTAATAACGGTTAATACATTTGATGTTACATTATCATCAATACTACCACCTACGCTATATTGAACTGTTAATATAGTATTATACGGAGCCAATCCATACGTACTAGTATATAAAAAGTTTGACGGATCAATATTTGAATTTGTTGTACGTTCTAAATAATCTAATCCTAATCCAACATTTTTAGGATTTGGAATAATTTCTTCATCAGCATCCGAACTAATACCTGATCCGAACTGCAGCTCAGTACGTAAATCTGATCTTACACGTGTTACAAATCGTCTAGGAGTTTTACGTAATTTTAAAATATATGGTACTGTACTACGATATACAGCTAAATCAGGGTCATTATAAGGAATATTTAAAATATCTTCAAATACAGTATCTTGTGCTAAATAATCTGTTTGATGCCATGTATTGCCTTCACTATCGGTAACTTTTATAATATCCAAAACGTTTGTTTCTGGCAGTGATATTTTATCATATGGTTTAGGATTATTAAACGAATACTCTGTCGTTATAACACGGCCACTGACAGCGTCTACATACTTTTTTAATAGATAATATAATACATTACCTGCATTATCTAATTCATACACAGAAATTTCTGTAGGATCATCTGCAGTATTACTATTAAAATCAACTGGTTGTATTGTTCTAAAAGTTATATTAGATGTAGTAGACGAAACTTGCATGCCAGCTTTAATAGATAATGCATATCTATAATCTGGGCGTGCATCGACGCCACTTCCAATAGCAGGTATTAACTGATAAACTTCTAGAGTTACTGTAGCAGGAGAGTTAAGTTTTGGTTTATAACCAAATAGTTGCGATAACATTAATACATTTGCATCTTCTTTAGATGTCTTAAGTAGCGACTCTCTAAAAGATTGATCTGTATAATATGATAAGACATCCCCTACATATGAAGCCATTTCAATAAACATCATACCTGGAGACGATTCATTAAAATCACTGTATGTATTAGGAAAATATTGACGTGTAAAATTTATAAGATTCTGTCTAAATTGACCAAAATCTTTATTTAAATATCTAACGTCTTTTTGAACTTGCATTAATAAAATCCTCCAAATTCATTAACTTGTACCAATGTCGGTGTAATATTAGTTGTAGATGCAACCACCGGAATAACTTGTATAGTATTTTCAGATAACAACACATTAATAACCTGTTCTGCAGGGAAGTTAGTTACGCGATATACTATTTTAACAGAAAAAATATATCTATCTACATCACGTGATATTATTAAATCTACTAATTCAATATAAGGTAACCAATATGTTATAGCTTCTCTAATTACTATATCAACAGCTGTTTGCAAATCTTCTGTGTTTTGATTAAAAAGAGTTCGACGTAGATTTGTTCCAAAATTTGGTTGCATAATACGCTCTCCGGTCTCAGTTAACATTAAATTAACTAAGTTGCTAGTAGCCTGTTCTTCGGTTGTTTTAGACAACGAAAATAGTCCACCACCGTTAATATTACCAGAATATGAATCAGAATTAGATCTAGAATTGTTCCCAGGTACACTACGATTAAATGGTAGTTTTATACCGATCGTACGATCAGGAAACAAATTGATAGGTTGATATCTATATATTGGCCTAGCCATTATCTAAAACCTTTTTTCTTATCGATTGCTTTCATTAATGCAGAATAGTCTTTTGTCATTGCATTAACGACAGTAGCTACATTTTCGTTATTAGTATTAACTGGATTGCCATTGACATCATGGCTAGGAGCAACAGCAGGAGCATATGGAATATCAGGCCCTGCAGACCGCATCATACCAAATCCTTGTGCCATCTCTGCACGAAAATCCATTGCAGGCCATTCATCTGCGACAGCCATTGGATTAGCAGCAGTTTCTGCTAATAAATCATTTAACAATGGATCTTTAGAAAATGTTTTATTTGTTTTCTTTTTAGGTATAGCATGAGAACTCATACGTATATCATGTTCAACAACATGTTGTGACGATTGTTCTGCTAATAATTTTTTAACTTCAGTACGAACTGCTTTTTGCACTTCTTCACGTATGATAAGTTGTAAAGCTTTTAAAAATGATTTACTATCCATAAGTTTTCTATTTTTATATAAATATGTTGAGAACTAAATTACGAGATTTATTTTTTAGGATGTACAAATCCTACCATACGATTTCTAGAAGCAATTTTATACCAACAATATAATCCATTGCGGTCATAACCACTACTAGTATTACCTTCAATAGTATATATAGATTTTATTACGCCGTCTACTTCAACAACTCCAGCTACTATACCTATATGATTAGCAGTATCCTCAGAATCTCCAAATGGTACAGCAGAGCCAATCATTGGTATTGTTTCACTAAATTGTCCACGAGATCTACCCCAAGATGACCAGTTTTTACATGCAGCCGGGCCAATTGGTACTGGGCACCCGCATGCTTTCCACCATGATGTAACAGCTCCTGCACACCAATAATAACCATCGCCATACTTTAAAAACTGCGCCACAGTATTTAGTCCTGTATTAGTCATCATTTCTTCGATCCTACCTTCTCCTAATACTTGCTTATATGGTTGACTGCTTCTAGTACGTCCTGGCGGTATACCGCCCCAGTTCGGGCCGCCTTCTTTCATTCCTACATCTTTTGAAGCTTCCAATACAATTTCATCGCCTAACGTACTACGATATTTTAATGGAGTATTATATAGTATATCACGAATATCTGCTTGTGTAATTTGTTTTGCAGCTGCGGAATATCTTTGTTTATTTTCTAACTGAGCCTGTGCAAGTCTAGCATATTCATCAACCGTATCTTCATATCCAATTTGGTTTAAAAGGTCAATGGTACGTTGCTGTTCTTCGGATAATATAATTTCATCGGCCGGCGACCATAACGGCGCTATATTTTCAGATGTCATAATAAATGATTTATTATATCCAGTAGACGAACCGTCGGGAGTACCCCATGGAATAATCGCGCCGCTAGAATTATTCACAGCGGTACCACTTGATAGCCATGCATGTATTTCAGAAGAAAGCCTATCAGCGCAAGATCTAGCAGGATCTTCACTATTAGTATTACTTTGCATTAGTGCTCGAAAATTAGGTAAAGGCTGAGTAGGAGCCGTCCCGGTGAATGCCGGTTGCATGCCAGCTGCTAATTGTTGTGCATACAACGGTAACACCACAGTGAGTGCATCAGCTAATGAATGTTCTTTACCTTCATAGTTATTAAATTGATTAATTAAAAATTCTAAACTTGTAGCTGCCGCGGTACTGGTAGGAGTTATATTTAGCGTATACTGCCAAAGAATATTAGCAATTGTGGATGCTCGACCAGATGTAGTTGTCGACGAAAACGTATTAGCTAAAGATAAAAATAATTGTTCTTTAGATAATGGCATATTATTGCCTCATTGCTTTAAGTTGTGATAAGATATTCTGTAATGTTACTAAGTTAGTAGAAACACCCGTAGGCCCGGCGCCGGTTGCAAATGTAGCAGATCCTTGTGCTAAATTAACTAATTCCTGTGTTAAAGATTCTACTATAGTAAAAAATTTATCCATATCAATAGCCCATGAAGGAGTAGCTACATTTACAGTAGATTTAGATACTAGTGTTATATCATCTTGTCGAGCATTAAAAAATAATCTGCCGGATCCGATAATTATTTGGCCGTTATTATAATTACTTGGTAATTGTGCCGTTCCAATTTTTGCCTGTGCAGGTGACATTGTAATACTCTGGTCACTTGCAAGGTAAATATAACTTTTATCTTCATCCGGTTTTTCTATTGTATAGAAATCTGCGGATTTAGCTAAACCAGCTGTTAACATTATAATGGGACTATTAACACCGGATCCTTTCCATGGAGTAGTTGATTTAAAATATTTAGACTGTCCTTTATTAATATTAGAAGAAAATCTTATAGCACTGCCGTATCTAGAACTAAATATTTTATCGCCTTCATATGGCTGTAATGGTATAATTTCTTGTTCTGTATGTGAAATATACTCGGGAGCAGCTATATTAGTACGACTTTTAATAGGATTGGAATTGTAAGTATTAGCACTAACTGTAGATTGTTCAAATGTAAAATAGTTAGGAATACTATTGGTATTTAACGTATTTTGTACATTAAATATTGATGAATAATAAAAACGATTACCGTTAGACGCATCATAACCAGAAGAAATTAATACCAATTCGTCTTTTAATGGAATATTAATATTTGATAAGTCTAAAGGTGTAGCAAATACATCAATAGGCGCAGTAGAGCTGCCCGCTCGACCACGTACTTTAATAGTACCGTACGGTAGTTCTATATCATTACCAGCAAAATTTCGTATAGATGGTGTATATGCTATACTTGAATCTATTACACGTGCAATAGTAAACATTACTTATCCTCTTTCGCCGACGCATCAGCGGCTTTGATAATCTTAACTTCTTTTTCAGCCTCTTCGATCAAACGTTTACGTTCTTCATCGGATAAACCAAATTCATTGCCATCATCTTCGCCTTTAGCAGTTGCAGAAACTATACGTTGTACAATAGAAGCTAGTTTAACTAACGCATCATCGTTCTTAACAGATACTTCTAAATATTCTGCAATTAACGGTACTATTACAGTTGCATCACCCACGTTTTTAACTAACGGTTGTAGTTCTTGTATTAGTGTATCAATTTGGCGCGACTTCTTTTTAGAATTGTGATATACATCGCGCATTAGATCTGAGAATGTAGTTCCTTTGAATAGTTCGTAATCTGCACTCATAAAACCCTTTTACTAATAAATATAGGGCTTATAATGAACTGTTAGGAAAACGTCCGGTCTTTTGATATACCGAGAACATTTTTAGAAAATCTCGGCGCATTGTTGTTAATACTTTTGTAATATTTTGAGTTTTTAATCCAGTACGTTCGCGAACTAAAATATACAAAGCCTTTTTATTAAAGTCTTCAATATTTTCACGTATCTTAAATAACTCAACAATTGTATCTGCTACTATAATATCTTTACGAGTGCTAAATACTGCATTTGCATTTTTATCATACCAATCCGTCCATAAGTCTACAAAGTCTTTAAGAGATTCTTGATAAGAAGATAAACTAACTTCTGTCATTAAATCTCGAGATTCGTCAATTAACGAAGTATCAGTACGTTGTTTAAATTTAGCATAATTTGAATTGTTCTGAATAATTAAATAGTTCTTAGCAATGATACTAAAATAACTAAAAGCTTTACCTTTACCTTCGGTATACTTATGAATTTTTTCGTTTAAGAAAGCTACTACTTCACATTTAATGTCTTCATACGGAATATCAAAATAAGAAAATTTAGATGTATGATAAATGTTTTCTACTAGCTTATTAAATGGATAGTCTATATATTCACGATAAATTTTATTACGTAAATACTGATCCGTTTCTTTATTATAAGCTATGATAGCCTTTTCTGTGGTAGCAGTAAAATATTGTTTATCACTAGCCTTTCTGCCTCGTTTAGAAACTACTACGGTATTAGCAGCTTCTATCTCCATCTCTTTATAAAATTCTTCAACTGCACTCATTAGAAGTCCCCATTTAGTTGATCAGCAATATCTTTAAGTTCTTTAAAAATAAATCCAGTTTCGTCATCTGCTTCAAATGAACCTAATCTGTCAATATTTTTCATTCTAGAATATGATTCACGTACTTTAGATTTTAAATTTGAAAAAAATGTATAATAATCCAAATTGGAAGTTTCTAAATCACTAACATAATCTTCTAGCGATTCAACTTTACGTAATAAGTTTACAATTACTAACAACGCGGCTAGTAATAATACTGATACTGATATTAATGCAATTAACATAATTAGTCCTTAAATAAATCATTAAATAACTTAGAGGCGTTGATAGCCGTATCTGATTTAACAGTGGCTTTAGGCTTTGATACTGTTGGCTTTGAAATGGCAGCTGTGCCTGAAGCCCAACGTTCATATTCAATACGTGCTGCCATATGGTCTGCATGATGTAATATCAATGCTAAATTATTTCTCATCTTAGCGTCAGCACTTCTGGCAATGTAATATGGTTTATTTGCATCATCATACAGACCATCATGTATACGAATACCTAAATATTCATTCCAAGATACTTGTACTCCAAAATGTTGTAAGTTCCATAAACTTAGATCCGGTACCATAGTAAATGGATTATTTGGATTATGTTTATACATCTTACCTTGATTCTTACGATGCCATTCCGAATCATTTGGGATATAAATTTCTCCTCCGTCATTAGGGAATCCAGCCTTTCCTAAGTCATGATGCATTGCAGCAAACATAAGTTCCTCCTTAGTAAAACCATCTATACTAGCTCCCATCGACTCCCATGAATTATATAAATTTTCTGCACAGTCCATAACACGTAATACGTGGTCGACATACCCACCTTCAAATGCATTATGAAAATGATCTACACTTGAAGCTGGCATTGTAACCATACGTTCTTCAAAGTAATCATACATTTCATTCAAAGCTTTTGCCCTAGTAGGAAAAAGTTCATTTACACGTCTACGGAATTCGATCCAATTATCATGTATTTTTTCTGCTGTTAAACTCATAATTAAATTATTTGATCTATTATTTTATATTGTAATAACTGTTCTGCTGATAAAAACATATCAGTCTTTTGTTGTTGCGACCACCACTCGGCATTTTGATTAGATTTAGTAGCTAATAGTTCACATACATCCTTTTCAATTTTCTTAAGATTGGCTAAGTATGCTGTCATGTCACTCATTTTAATTCCTTCAAGAAAAGAACTAGATTCGTGAAACATTACACATGAATGTTTACTAACCATCCGTGTACCGGTACCACATGCTAATATAACAGCTGCTGCTGAAAATGCTCTTCCTCTGCAAATTGTATTGATAGGCACATCCAATGATTGCATATAATCAATAATACCTAGCATTTCATATACATCACCGCCATTAGAATTGATAATTAGATTGATAGGCGACTTATCACCTTCTTCTCTATTATTTAGGATAGCCCGTATTTTAATCATTAAATCTATTAAAGTAGTATCTGTAATATCTGTATTAAGATATACTACAGAATCTTTAAAATCTAATAATGTTGTCAATTGCTCCGTAACTTCTGTATATGGAGTAACCTTTTCTGCATCAGTCTCAACTGTCGGTTTTTTATAATTTTCGTCGTATATACTCATAACTGCTATTAATATAATATAAAATAATTAACTTACAAAATTATTTGTTAACTTTGTTTAATTGTCTTTCAAGCTTTTTCATTGAAGACTGATGTTTTTTAATTTCCATCTTTTTACCCGACTTAAGAATTTCACCACGTAGGAAAACAATTTGTCCTAAGATTTGTTCTTTAAGATCAGCCTTCTCTTGTTTTGAAAGTTTCTTTTTGTTATCTGTAGGTTCAATTTTTGTAGGTTGTAATGTACCTTTTAATTTAGGTTGTTCTACTCCCTTATGAAATACATTACCTTCCGGATCGACAAACTCTGCCATAAATTGCCAACCTCGGGGACGACCCTTAGATACATATCCAGATCTCATTTCAGGCGCGCCGGCTAATTTAGATGTACATCGTGAACATAACACTGCAGTAGTTTTATTACCTACCTCAGACCATTCATTACATAAGACATCTTTCCAATACTTACCGCCTGGTTTACTATTTTGACAAATCATGTATCGTTTGCCATCGTGTTGTTTTGTAGCATAGCCACTTTTTTCTTTTTCCATAAAAATTAAATATTACGTCCAATATGCTATGCGCTTAGGAGCTTCATTGGACTTGTTAGATTCTTCGTTTTTAGGTTTTTCTTCGTAAATATCTTCTTTAGGTTTTTCTTCTATAATAGGATCTTGTAAGTCTAATAATGACTCGTTAAATACGGGTTCATTATCATCTAAGCCGTCATCTATTGTGTTATCCCACTCATCGTCATCGTCTTCATGTTCATATGCGCCATCAGGGCCTACTTGAAAATCGTCTGATACATATGGTATAGTATCATAATGTCTTTGGTGTACTTTTTCAAATGCCATATTTGCTGCTACTACCAATGCAATTGCTAATGGATCAAATACAAATATAATAAGTAATAAGAACCAGTTAATAACTGTATCCATGGATTTACCAGTTAGATTACTTAAATATTTTAATGGTCCTAATTCTCCGGCTAATTGTGCATTTGATTCTATATCTAATATTTTTAGATCTAATGCTGTTAAACTATCGCCTACTGTAGATAATTTAATATCTAATGCATCTTTATTAGTAATAGCAGTTTGTAATTGCGATTCAAATGCTTTACGATTAGATTCATTAGAACGTATAATCGCCTGGCCTGTTTGTCTATCAACACTTTGAGTAGTACTACCGGTAGCTAACGCATTACGTAACTGTGATATATCAGTATCTAATCTTTGTTTCTCTGCCATATAATCTGTTTTATTTTGTTCAAATCGAGTACGTTTAGTTTTTATAGTTTCGATTTGTTTTTCAACAACACCTGATTTATTGGCAGTGTCTTGATATGCACTAGATAAGTATCCGTATATACCACCACTCGTAATTAGCATTAATATAGTTATGGCCCCTATTAAATATACCCGTAACACTTTGTTAATTGTATCCCAGTACTGGTATAATAAAGATGCAATGACTAATTTAGCAAATTCTAAACTACTTGCCATTACAATTACTTGTGTACTAGCTCCAGCAAACAATTTACTCAATCCATAAACTGAATAAAATGCTGCTGATGCTGATACTGCAAATGCACTTAATGCTATTAAGTACGGTAATATTTTAGATTTCATTAGCTAATTTCTACACGACCCATTGCAAATTGAATACGACTACGAATTTCGCCTAATCTACGTACGGCTTCATTAGTATCAATAGCTTTTTTACTAGCCAAATCAATAAGTACCATAGCCATATTATCAGCCTCATCTAAACGTCTTAAAACATTGTCCTTGTCTTTCATATTAAAACCTTTTCTTGATTGTTATGTATATAAATATCTCTCCACTTTAAAAGTGCTAATTCTTTAGCCTTAGCCTCAATCATGATATCAATATCATAGCCGTATGTATTGATAGGCTGAATGATGTAATCAGAATGTGCTTGCTCTTTGATCTTACTAAACTCCTTCTGCCATCTGGCAAAGGTAGGCCATGTGAGTAATTCTTCTTTTGGAATATTGTATTGATCAGCCGCACGTTCGAGTAACAATTGATACTCTACACGACGGGACTCGCTGTAATGGCAAGCTTGCCTAACATCCGAAGGCCATGTACTACGTGCCATTTCAAACGCCTCTTGCTCAGATAAGCCACCGGTATGCAACTTATGATGATAGTAGTCAAATGTAATCGGAATACCTATGTTACGATGTACAAACATATGTAACATGTCAACGGAGTATAGGCTAGGCTTGTCATCGTTTTCAACAACTAAACGTGCCTTGCAACTGTCAGACAATCGCTCCCAATTACGCATCCATGTATATGCAGTACCTTCTGGATTGCCGTAAGCGCCGCCAATATGAATATTGATCTTGTTCCAATAAGACGGAGCAAAACCCATCATATCAAATATCTGCGAATGACGTTCGAGACTAGTAAGACTCTTGTTAACAACATCTTCGCGTTGAGAACCTAGGATATGAAACGGGCCTGGGTGAAATGACAATCTATGATCATGTGCTCGAGCAAAGTCACCACATTGCATGAACAACTTACTAAGTTCGTCATACTTAGGCAAGTCTGTAAGTTCATAGTGATCAGCCCATGGGATAATCTCAGACCCTATACGAAATACTCGAATACCATTCTCTTCATTCCATTTAAGAATATGTAACAAGTCCTTGGCATTCTGAATTGCAATGTCATTAAGTTTAGCTAAGTCGTTAGTATGAAACCAAGAATCTTTACGAACACCTCTATTCGTAGTAATACGGCCACCTAACTTTTTTGGACGGGATGCCAATGTCATATTGATACATGCATACCCTAAACGTATATTTTTCTTCATGTCTTAAAGATAAGAACATTATTTCATATTTCCAAATTATTCTTCAGAAATGTTTTCTTCTTCGGAAATTTCAGTAAACTCAATATCAGT